GGAGGTAGCAACAACTCTCCTAAAGGAGGTTGTTGCGAATTGCGCTACGAAGGTCTCTGATCGTGATCTAAAGATGATAAGATCACGGATCGAAAATGAAGGACTATCGTTTTTAACGATAACTCTTCCAAACTTTTGTGCTGACTTTGAGAAAAGCTTAGCACAAGGGTATGTCGATTCAAAGGACTTTCGAAGTTTTCGTAAGTCCCGGTCAATCCCTGCATTTTTGCAAGGTATGACCAATCAAATTTTCGATCAAGAGACAGGAAGGATTTTGGACGATGTTATTTCTTACCCCCACCGTTATGCGAAACTCGTTGAAGGAGTTAGGCAAATTTGCCTTGCCTTCAAAAAGATTAAGCTTCCTTGTACGTCCGCGAGGACGGCCAAGGCGGTGGAGGGGTTCGTCCAAATTGAGCAGGCTTTCAACTTGTTCCCGTTGCCGAAAGAAGATGACGATCTATTTAAGATTGTGTCTTCTGTGCTTTGGGATAACCTCATGGTTCATTTACGCCATGATCAGTTATTCCCTAAGCACGGTCCCGGCAGCACCGCCGAACGTATTTCCGGAAATCGGAAATATTCTTGGCGTCGCTGGCACCATCGTCTCGAGCCTTATTTCCCTCTTCTTGGTACAGGCTACTCACTGTCAAGTGGGCAGTTTGATGTCAAGTCTGAGGAGCTCGAGAATGTCGAGATGGTGCATTCGGACGACGAAGACCCTGTTAGAGTCATTGCCGTTCCGAAAACATTGAAAGCACCCAGAATCATTGGTGCTGAACCCGTATGCATGCAATATGTGCAGCATGCGATCTCTGAGGTTCTAGTAAAAGCACTTCAGAAATATTGGTTTGCTCGAGGTCAGATAAATTTCTCTGACCAAAGAGTAAATCAAAGGTTGGCCCTTGATTCGTCGAGAAGCGGTCGATTTGCAACGATCGATCTGTCAGAAGCCTCTGACCGTGTACCTATCGGTTACGCTCTCTACATGTTCAGTGGAAATCCTGATTTAAAGGATGCCATTGAAGCATGCCGCTCGACCAGAGCAAAACTTCCTGATGGACGTATTGTCCATTTAAGAAAATTTGCCTCTATGGGTAGTGCCCTCTGCTTTCCAGTTGAAGCGATGTATTTCTACACTTTATGTGTAGTCGCTCTGCTGAAAAGTCGTGACCTTCCTGTAAGTCACTCTAACATAAAAACTGTTAGTCGTGACGTCTTCGTTTACGGGGACGATATTCTTGTCCCTGTGAACGATGTAGCTTCTGTGCTCGATCACCTACGAAAATACAATTGTAAGGTGAACGTCCGTAAGACTTTCGTAAGTGGAAACTTTCGAGAGTCCTGCGGGATGGATGCGTTTGGCGGTGAACCGGTTAAACCGGTTTACGTCAATACGGCTCCACCTGAGCATAGGCAGCAGGTGAAGAATATCATCTCCTGGGTCGAGACCGCGAATCTCCTTTTTGAAAAAGGTCTTTTGCGTACCTCGATGCTCTTCTTTTCAAAAGTAGAGCGAATCCTCGGTGAATTACCGTGGGTTTCGAAGGAGAGTCCTTCACTTGGACGTAACCATCCGTGGCCAGTTAAGCCTCGTAAGAGGTTTAACAGAAAAACGCAACAGCTGGAAATACGCTGTTGGGTCACGTCTCCGGTCTATCGCACTGATCGACTGGAGGGTTACGCCGCTCTGCAGAAGTGTCTTTTAAAGCTTGAGGCCCTTAAGGACCTTATGGCTGAAAGAGATCACCTCCACTTAGAGCGATCTGCACTACACGGCGAAGTAGCAATAAATCGCCGTTGGGTCCCAGCGTACATTAACGCTGGGCGCAGGTAATACCTGCATGGGGGGACCCCAATCCTCTCTTGGCG